ACTTCAGGCGCGGCCCTGCGAAGATGTGGCGCGACGTGCCGTGGATTGCGTTTAGGCACCGCTGGACGCGCGAGGAACTGATCGAACTGAGCCCCAAGTACGGGCGCGAAGTCACCCTCGACGCCACGCTGATGGAGGCCAAGACCGGCGACAACAGCGAAGACCCGCCGGAAATGTTCAAGCGGGCGCTTGGCTGGGAGATTTGGGACAAGGCCACCGGCAAGCAGATTTTCATTGCCGAGTCGTTCAAGGACGGCCCGCTGCTGGTCAATGACGACGGCTACGGGCTGCGGGATTTCTTTTGCACGCCGGAGCCGCTGTACGCGGTGAAGACCAGCGACAGCTTAGTGCCGGTCTGTGAGTTCACGATCTGGAAGCCGCTGGCCGACGAGGTGGACACGCTCACCGAGCGCATCGCCAAGATCGTTAAGGTCATGAAGTGGCGCGGCCTCTACGACGGCGTCTTCTCCGGGCTTGTCGAGAAGCTGGAAGGGCTGGAGGACGGCCAGCTCGCGGCGGCCGACGACCCGGCCCGCTCCATGCAGCAGGGCGGCATCGAAAAGGCCGTCTGGATGATGCCGGTGGCCGACGCCGCCAAGCTGGTGGAAACGCTCTACGTTGCCCGTGAGCAGGCCAAGAACCAGCTCTACGAACTGACGGGCGTTGCCGACATCCTCCGGGGATCGACGCAGGCCAGCGAGACGGCCACGGCGCAGCAGATCAAGGCGCAGTGGGGCTCTCTGCGGCTGCAGGAGGCGCAGGCCCAAGTGCAGCGTTACGCCCGCGACCTGTACCGCATGATGGCCGACTTGATTTCCGGAATCATGGAGCCGGCAGAAATCACCGCCATGACGGGCGTGCAGTTGACGCCCGAGCAGGTGCAATTGCTCAAGGGCGGCGATCTGCGGCGCGAGTTCGTGATCGAGATCGAGACGGATTCGACCATCCGCGCCGACCTAGCACGGGCGCAGGAGAATGTTTCCGGCTTCGTCACCGGCTTTGGCACGTACATCCAGTCGGTCGGCCCTGCGGTTGAGGCCGGCATGATGCCCGGACCCATCGCGGTCAAGTTGCTCGCGTCCTTCGCCCGCAACTTCAAGCTGGGCCGCGAGGCTGAGACCACGATGGACGAGTGGGTGAAGTTCCTGGAGGACCAGGCCAAGCAGCCGCCCCAGCCGCCGCCGCCAGATCCCAAGGCAGAGGCTGCCAAAGCCAAGGCCGAAGCCGACATGGCCAAGGCTCAGATGGACGTGCAAGGCGCACAGGCCAAACACGGCATGGAAATGGAGAAGATGCAGGGCGAGGCCGCGCTTGCCCAGCAGAAGCACCAGCTTGAGCAACAGAAGCTTGGCGCACAGGTCCAGGTCGAGCAGGTCAAGGCTGGGCTCGCGCAACAGCAGATGAGCGCCGAAATCCAGATGAAGGGCGCCGAACACCAGATGCAGCGCGAGAGCCTGCAGAACAACGCGGTTGCCCAGCAGGAAGGCCACCGCATCAGCATGGAAGCCCTGAAGGCCAAGCAGGCGGCGGCGAAGAAGCCCGGAGCGGGCAAATGAGGTTTCCAGACTTCGACCGATTTGACCGATCAATCGCCGCAACTGTGAAGGCGTTGCAGAGCGGGGACCATCCCACTGTCTTGTCGTTGGAGGACTTTGCGGCGCAATTGGACGCTCTTGCGGCAGCGCGGCGGGCGCTTGTTGAGGTTTTCGAGGAGTGCGCACAGGAGCGGCGCCGCATGGAGCGCGCGTCCGTCCGATATGGTGATGTTCTCCGACGTGTGGCGAACGAAAGAAAAGCGCGCCGGGTCGCGAAGCTAAAAAAGCCCGCCATGACGCGGGAGCAATGGACCTCCGGTGTGTCGCAAATCATGACAGAGGTGCGCCGCCGCGAAACCGCGCGGGCCATTGCGGAGTTCGGCCTGTGAGCCGTTACCGCCTCGCCCCCGATGGCATGTGGATCGACAAGGCCACAGGCGAGCCCATGCAGGCTCCCGACCGCGTCTGCTCTCCCGTGGTGGTCAAGGACGTGACCTACAAGTCACCCCTGTCTGGCAAGGAGATCACCAGCCGCAGCGCGCGCCGCGAGGAAATGAAGGTCCACAACGTCCGCGAGGTCGATCCGGGCGAGTTCACCCCGACCTACAATTCTAAGAAGCGCGCAGAGCGGGCGCGTCGCGACCACAACCCCCGCGAAAAGCCGCAGTTGGAAGAGGGCGTGTACCACCGCCTCGACAAGTCGGCCGTTCCCAAGCGCATCGCCAAGACGATTGCCTAACCTCATATCCGGTGATAGCATGAGCGACGAAATTGAGAACGTAAGCGCAGAGGCCCCGGTAGCAGAAACGCCGGTTGTCGAGACCCCCGCGCCGACGTTTGAAGAGACGATGGACCGTGTGGCCCGCGAGGTGATCGAGCGCGAGCCGGTCAAGGGTCCTGATGGAAGGTTTCAGTCCAAGGTCGCAGCGCCGCCCGGCGCTCCCGAGGGCCTAGAGGTTCCCGGCAGCCCCACGGCTGCGGCTCCCGAACCGGTTCAACCGGCCATTGAGGCGCCACGGTCATTGCCGGACGACGTGAAGAAAGCGTGGCCCACGCTTCCACGCGCCATCCAGGAAGTCTGGAGTAAGCGCGAAGGCGAGGCCCACGACAAGATCACGGCGGATGGGGAGAAGATCAAGGCCCTATCCAGCTTCGAAGAGGCCCTTGCACCGTTTCAGGCTCGCCTGCAGCAAGTCCAGGCCCCTCCCGCCGAGTATGTCAGGCGGTTGGCGCAAGCGGACCAGATGCTGGCCTCCAATCCGGTCCAGGGCATCCAGGAAGTCGCTAGGCTCTACGGCATCGATCTTCGACAGGCAGTGACCGGGCAACCGGACCCCTCTAGCGCCCTGCATTCCAAAATCCACGAACTCGAAACCAGACTCTCCGAACGAGAGAAGGCGGACGAGCAGGCCCGACTCAACGACGCCAACCAGCGAATCGAGAATTTCCGCAAGGACCGGCCCCATTTCGATGAGGCCATGGACATGATGGAAAAGCTGATCCGCTCAGGCGCCGCGAAGGACTTGCCGGACGCCTACGACATGGCGATCAACGCGCATCCGGAGATCCGGGCCAAGCGGGACGCCGAGGCAAAAGCGGAGGCCGAGAAGAAGGCCGCCGAAGAAGCCAAGGCAAAGGCCGCTCGTGACGCGAAGATCAATCCCCTTGCAAGGCGCCCCGGCTCTACGCCCACGGCGCCCATCAAGGGCAAGTCGATCTGGGAAACCATCGATCACGTGGCCGAGGACATCAGGGCGCGCGCATAGCGAAAGGCCCATTAAATGGCTTCCCCGAACAGCACTTTCACGGAGATCGTCACCACGACGCTCCGCGAGCATCCGTCGGAAATCACCGACAACGTGAGCGATCACAACGCACTTCTTCGCCGCATGAAGAAGCGCGGCAACATCAAGAAGATCGACGGCGGCTACGAGATTGTCCGCCCGCTCGATTACGCGGAAAACGGCACCTATCAGCGTTTTTCGGGCTTCGACACCCTCAACGTGTCGTCGTCCGACGTGCTGAGCGCTGCCAAGTTTGACTGGACCCAGGCTGCCATCCACGTGACGGCGTCCGGCCAGCAGCTCCGCATGAACGCGGGCGGCAACCGCATCGCTGACCTCGCCAAGGCGCGGCTCAAGAACGCGATCCGCACGGCGGCGAACTATCAGTCCATCGACCTCTACTCGTCCGGCGCTCTGACGAACCAGATGGGCGGCCTTGCCCATATTGTCACGAACGACGGCACGGGCACGGTCGGCGGCATCGTGGCCGGCACCTACACGTTCTGGAAGAACCAGTTCTACGAGGCGCCGTCGTCCAACGCCGTGAGCAAGTCCAACATCAAGGGGTACATGAACACCCTTTGGCTGAGCTGCGTTCGCGGCACGGACAAGCCGGACCTCATCGTCAGCTCGCACGACTTCTATTCGTACTATTGGGAGTCGCTGCAGGATCTCCAGCGTTTCGCGTCGGCGGACCGTGCGGAAGCCGGCTTCCCCGAGCTGAAGTACAACACCGCTGACGTTGTCTTCGACAGCAACAGCAACTTCTCGACCACGGCCGAGAAGATGTACTTCCTGAACACGGACTACCTCGAGATGGTCGTCCACAAGGACGCCGACTGGAGCCAGATGGACGACAAGATGTCCGTCAACCAGGACGCCGTCGTAATCCCGCTGCTGTGGATGGGCAATCTTGTTTGCTCCAACCGCAGCCTGCAGGGCGTTTTCATCGACGCCGCGTAACGGAAAGGAAAACGCAACATGTCTACCCTCATCGGCGTAAATACCGCCGCCACGACCACCACGGCCGAGTTCGGCCTTGGGGATCGTCACACCGACCACGACGGCAAGGTCTGGACCTACGTCCAGGCTTCGGCCGCCATTGCTCAGTACGATGTCGTCACCTACGACGAGACGTACTACACGACCGTCGCTCCGGTCAGCACCTCCAACGATGCGTGCGGCGACAAGCTCGGCGTGGCGGCGGTGGCTTTTGCCGACAACGAGTACGGCTGGCTTCAGATCTATGGCCCCACCACGATCAACGTGCTGGCGTCCTGCGCTCCGAACGTCGAGCTGACCACCACCGCCACCGGCGGTTCGCTCGACGACGCCACCACGGCGTCTTTGATCGTGGCTGACGGCATCGTCACCACGGCGGCCTCTGTCAGCGTCGCGTCGGCCAAGGCGGGAGTGCTTAACTTCCCGGCAGTCGGCCGCACTCTGTAAGCGTAGCGGGGGGAGCTTCGGCTCCTCCCGTCTTTTTCCCTGGAGAAACAATGGCCGATTCAGACCAGCCCGTGAATATCTCGGTCCTGATCCCCAGCAGGGGACGGCCCGCGCGACTGGCGACGTTCGTCCAAGCGGTTTCGGCCAAGGCTTCAGGCAAGCATACCCTGCGCTTTGCCATCGGCTGCGATGCCGACGACGGCGACACCATCGCCATGGCGCTGGCGCTTCGTGCAAGCGGTCTCCCTGTGTTTCCCTATGTCGGCCCCCGGCCTCCGTCGCTGGGTGGGCTGGTCAACAAGCTGGCCGAGCGTGTGCCGGGCGATGTCTATTGCACCATAGGCGATGACGGCGTGGTCAAGACGGACGGGTGGGACGACGCTGTGGCTCAGGCGTGGCGTGCCAAGCCGGATGGCGTGTGGTGGTGGCGCTGCCAGAACAATGCCGCCTTCCCCGTGGTTTCCGAAAAGTGGCGAGCCGCCGCCGGCCGCCTGTTCACCGACTATTTTCCGTTCTGGTACGACGACGTATGGCTGATCGAGGTGTGGCGCTACGCCACCGGCAGCCTGCATTGCCTGCCTATCGAGGCATGGCTTGACGACCGCGCGCCCGGCACGCATCGCATGCGCGACCTGCAGTTCTGGGACGATTTCTTCTGGTCGCGCCGTGACGAGCGCCGGGAAGCCGCACGCCTGATTGCCGAGCGCCTTGGCTGGCCTCCCGTACAGAAACTTGACGAACTGGACGTGCTGAAAAACACCAGCTTCGACGCGGCCGATCTTGAGGCCCGACAGGGCGACCGCAGCCCGCCAACCCCCGAATACATCGGCGCGCTCGCCCGCGCCCGCGCACTGATGCAGCAGAAGGAAGCCGCTTAATGTTTGATGCCAAGCCGGAAGACCGCGAGAAGTTCGCCGTATTCGTCCTCGACATCGAGACGGACCACAAGCCGGACGGGCAGGGCGGTCTGGTGCCTTTCGACCGCATCATCCTGGGCAAGAAGGGCGCGCCGAACTATCAGCAGCCGTGGGATGTGGCGCGGCTCCAGAAGGACGATCCCACGCTCTGGGAACACATCAAGCCCATTTACGACAAGTGGAAGGCGACGAACACGATCACCACCGATGGGCATCCCCTGGAGGCGTGGCCTACGCTAACCAAGGGGCAGTTGAAGCAGGCCAAGAACCTTGGGCTACGGTCCGTTGAGGACTTCGCCAGCGCCACCGACACCATCCGCGAGAAGTACGGCATGGGCTTTGTAGAGCTTCAGAAGGCCGCCAAGGCGTTTCTTGAGAACAAGGCCGACAGTGAGGCCGCCGCCCGCGTCACCGCGCTTGAGGATCAGGTCAAGAGCCTAGTGGAGGCGCTGGAGCAGGCACAGTCCACGGTTGACGGCCTGATGGCCGCGCAGGGCAAATCCGCCATGAAGCCGAGAAGGGCCGCATAATGGACGACACCCCGCGCAAGAGGCTGGCCCGCGTAATGGCGGGCGTTCCGGCCAACTCCTCGCCCATGCCAAGCGCTACGGGCGGCATGTCGCCCATGCCCGCGAGCAGCCCCTACAATTTCCTGCCGCCGTATGCCGGGCTCAAGAACGATATGAGCCTGCCGCCGTTCGAGCAGCCTGGCGGCTCTCTGCCGATGGACCGCTACATGCAGCCGGCGCCGCAGGCCCCCGCGCCACCGCAGATGCAGCCGTCCATGGGGGCCTCCATGGGGACGCCCATGCAGGCAGGCGGGCAGGGCTGGGGCGGCCCTGAGCCCGCACCGGGCACCATCCCGGCCGAGTACGATCCCAACCTCGACCCGCGCTATCTCCCCGAACAGTGGCGCGGCGCCTTCAATGATCGGTGGCAGAAGTGAGCCTTCTAACCCTCATCCAGAAAGCCGCCGTCCGCGTCGGCGTTCCCAAGCCAAGCGTGGTCGTGGCCGCGACCGACATCGGCGTGCAGCAGCTTCTGGAGTTCGCGCAGGAGGAGGGCGACCAGCTAGCCCGCTTTGGCGACTGGCGCGTCCTGCGCAAGGAAAAGACCTTTACCACGGTCGCCGCCGAGACGCAGACGGACACGCCGATTCCTACGGACCTCGGCGCGTTTATTGACCGCACCTTCTGGAACCGCAGCCGCCGCGAGCGCATCTATGGCCCGGTGTCGCCCGAGACGTGGCAGAAGTGGAAGGCCACCACGACATTCCCCATAACGGATACGTTTTGCCTGCGTGGCGCATCCTGGCTGATGGCACCGACGCCGACAGCCGGGCAAACCATCGCCTACGAATACCGCTCTAAGAACTGGTGCCAGTCGAGCGGCGGCACCGGACAGAGCGCATGGGCGGCTGACACCGATACGGGCGTGCTTGACGAGCGCCTGATGGGGATGGGCCTTGTCTGGCGCTACAAGCAGGCCAAGACGCTGGATTGGGAGGCGGACTATGAGAAATACCTGTTCGAGGTGACGCAGGCGCTCGCGGCCGACCAGCCGCGCAAGGTGCTGAACATGGGCGGCGATAGCATGTCCTACGGCATCACCGCCCCAGACGGTTCGTGGAACCTCTGATGCTGCTGCATAAGCGCCAGCAGGCCCGCACACGCCCCCGAGTAGGGCAGGGCGCCATCCCGTTCCCGTCGCGCGGGCTTCAGCTTCGCAAGGGTCTGGCAGAGATGCGCGCGGATGAAGCGCTGATCCTCGATAACTGGTTCCCGTCGTCCGGCTCGGGCCGGGTGAGGGGAGGGCACGTCAGCCACGCCACCGGGTTGGGCGGCCCCGTGCGTTCTCTCATGGAGTGGGCCGGGCCATCCTCGCGTAAGCTGTTTGGCGCTACGCCAAGCGAAATATACGATGTCACGGCAAGCGGTGCGGTGGGCTCTGCAGACGTTTCCAGCCTTACCAGCGGATATTGGCAGCACGTCAACTTCACCACGTCTGGCGGGCATTTTCTATCCTGTGTGAACGGTGCGGACGCATACCGGAACTATGACGGGTCATCCTGGACTACACCCAGCATCACGGGCGTTGCCGGAACTGATCTAATTGCTGTGGCCTCCTACGGCTCGCGCCTCTGGTTCGTGCAGAAGGGCAGCACAAAGGCATGGTATCTCGGAACGTCGAGCATCAGCGGATCGGCCACGTCTCTTGAGCTTGGCGACAAGTTCATCCGGGGTGGCAAACTGCAGGCCATCGCCACGGTCTCGCGCGACGGCGGCAGCGGCACGGCGGACCTTATCTGCTTCATTTCCTCGACGGGTGAGGTTGTGAGCTACCACGGCACCGACCCGGCCGATACGGCGGCATGGGGAATTGACGGCCGATACATGACCGCGCCTCCGGTTGGCAATCGTGCCACTGCCCGGATCGACGCCGATGCGGCTTTGTTGACCGAGCGCGGCATTGTCTCGCTCAAGCAGTTGATGGGCGCGGGCGGGGCGGCTGCCGAACGCGCGGCAATCACTGCTAACATTGACCCCGGCATCATTGATGATTTTGCCCTGTATGGGCGCAATGCAGGCTGGGAAATGGCCGTCCATCCCCGAGGGCGTCAAGCCATCGTCAACGTGCCCACGAACGCCAACGCGGCGACGCAATACGCAATGAACACGCAAACCGGATCATGGTGTACTTATGGCCGATTCGGTTCGCGCCTGGATGCGCTTTGTTGGGGCCTGTTCAATGAGGGCCTGTACTTTGGCAAGGCTGACGGGACAGTGTGTCAGGCCGAGCGCGGTTCGCAGGACAACGGCGAGGCGATCCGGGCAGAGATCAAAACCAGCTTCCAACAGTATGGCGCGGCCGGGGCTTCCAAGCGGATGCAGTTTGCGCGCCCGCAGTTTACGGCGGCGTCCTCCGTCAGCGTCGCCATAAAAGCCGATGTGGATTACCGCAACAGCACACCGATGACGACGGACCAATACCCGGCCGTCGGTTCAGCCACTGGCGGTGCGTGGGACGAAAGCCTGTGGGACGTGGCGACCTGGGGCGACAGCGACACGCCTTTTGCCGATTGGCTACCCGTGAACGGCGTCGGCACCACGGCGGCGCTGCATATGGTCATCCGGCCCAACGGCACCAGCGTCAAGCTGCAGGCATTCGACGTGAAATACGAAGTCACCACGGGGATTGCCCTTTGAGCCACACGATCTATTTCCCGAGCGAAGACGAGAACAAGGCGCTGCTTGATTGGGCGGCAAAGCGCATTCCCTGGATGAAGCCGCATGCGGCCATGAAGGCGCTGGGCGTGGTTGAGGGGCCGGACCTCTCGCACCCCCTTTTGGCGGTATGCATCTATCACGGATACATCGAGCCGCAGCAGATCGACGGTAAGACGTGGTATGGGCTTTGTGAGATTTCATTTGCGGCGGCGAGCCCGAAATGGGCAACCCGTCGCACGATTTCCAACTTGCTTAGAATACCCTTCCTGCAGTATCATTGCCGGAAGGTAACGACGGCTATTCCCTCCACGAACAAGCGCGCTATTCGCTTCAACGAAGGGATTGGCCTGAAGCCGGAAGGGACGCTAAGGCACCACTACGCCAAGGGCGTTCATGCCTGCATTTTCGGAATGATGCGCTCTGAGTTTGACGCGAGGTGGAAAGACCCTCGCCCGAACGTCAAGAGCCCGACCGGATCGCAGGTAAATGGGCAGCAAGTCAGCCTCAGCTCCGCAAGCGCCTGATCCCGCTTACGTCTCGCAGCAGCAGGCAAAGTCGAACACTTCGACGGCGATTGCCAATTCCGTCTTGAACAACGTCAACCAGCGGACCCCCTACGGGTCGCTGACGTACAACAAGATCGGCGGCGAGTACGACAGCAACAACACCATGGTTCCCCGCTGGGAAGCCGTGACCGAGTTGTCGCCCGAGCAACAGAAGCTTTACGACACCCAAACCCGCGTCACGCAGGGCGCTTACGACCTCGCGGACAAATACACCGGCCGCATTGCCGACGCGACCGCCCAGCCGTTCAACTATGACGGGCTGCCGAACGCGCCGACCTATAACGAAGATTACCGGCGCCAGCAGATCGACACGATCATGCAGCGCAACCAGCCGCAAATGGACCGCGACCGCGCGCAGCTAGAACAGCGCCTAGCGGACCAGGGCATCGGCATGCAGGACCCTGCCTACCGCACGGCCATGGATCAGTACGGGCGCACGGTTAACGACTTCCGGCTTGGGGCCGATACGCAGGCGGGGAATTCCGCCGCGCAGCAGTACGGCTTGGAAGGCCAGACCCGCGACCGGGCGATTACCGAACGGGCAAACCTGCGAACGCAGCCCATCAACGAAGTGGGCGCTCTGCTGGGCACGGGGTCTGTGCAAAACCCGTCCTTTGTGCCGACCAACAATTACCAGATCGCGCCGACTGACGTTTCCGGCAACTACTGGAACGCCTACCAGGGCCAGCTTGCCCAGCAGCAGATGCAGCAAAAAAGCTCGGATGCCGCGATGGGCGGACTATTCGGCTTGGGAGGAGCGGCAATCCAAGCCGGGGGCATGTTCCTATGAGCGCTCTGGCCGCTCGCACGAGAACGTCACGTATCCCGTATAGTGGGAAATCTGCGTCGCCCGCGCCACGCGCCCATACTTCTGGCAATGCGCGTTCGCGGCTTGGATCGCGCCCCCTGGCGTTGTCGTATAGTTCACCACGCCACCAAGTTCGGTCGCATCTACTGTCGGCGCGCAACCCGCAAGGGCTGCCAGCATGACCACCATCAAAAGCCGCATTCTGTTTCCTCCTGATTCGGTCGGGAATATCGCGCTGCAGTTCAGTGGGGGCAAAGACAGCCTCGCTTTGGCCCATCTCCTGCGCCCGCATTGGGACCGGCTGACATTCTACCACGTAGACACGGGGGATTTGCTACCGGAAGTCCGCGAGATTGTGGACGGGATCGAGGCGCTGGTGCCCCGGTTCGTCCGCATCGAAACCCACGCGGCCGACTGGCATGAGCGGTTCGGCCTGCCAAGCGACCTTGTGCCGACGACCTGCACGCCAGCCGGGAATGCCATAGGGATTGGCTCGCGCCGCCTTGTTGACCGTTTCGATTGCTGCGCTTCCAACATCATGGCGCCGATGCATGCCCGCATGGTCGCCGATGGCGTGGCGCTTGTCATTCGTGGCACCAAGCGCGCCGACATGCCCCGGCTGCCGGCGGAAAACGGCCCAACAGGTATGGGCTACGACCTTTGGTTGCCGCTTCTTGAATGGTCCGATGCCGACGTGTTCGCCTATCTCCGTGAGGTTGGCGCTCCGATCTGCCGCGTCTACGAAAACGGCGTTCAGTCTCCCGAGTGCGCGACGTGCCCGGCTTGGTGGAGCGAGGGCAGGGCGGCATACCTTGCCAAGCATCACCCTGACTTGAGCGCCTCCTACCACGCAAAGCTTGCGACAGTAGCCGCTGAAATCTCGCCCTTGTGGGCTCATCTGCAGCGGGAGATCGCCGGATGACCGTCCTTCCTGACGACAACCTTGCGTACACGCTTGCGGGCGTCGGCCGCCGCCGTAGCCCCTACGATACCCGGCGCTCCTTTGCCGAACGCCTCTCCGCGCAGGGAGCAGATACAAGCCCTGTGTCGTCTCCCTGGCAGGGTGCGGCGCGTCTTGCGCAGGCATTGGCCGGTGCATACGGGACGTACAAGGCCGACACCGAAGAAAAGCAGGCCACCGAGGACCGGAACACCAAACTCACGGCGGCCATGAGTGAGGCCGACCCGACCAAGCGCATTGGCTTGATTTCCGCCCTCGACCCCGAGCTTGGCATTCGCCTGTCCGGGCAAATGGCCATCGAGCAGGACAAGATTGCCCGGCAGCGCGAGGGGCTGCAGACCGCAGCCGGCAACTTCGGCGCAAGCTATGGCGTCGGTGGTGGTGGCGTCCAGTCTGCGCCGCTTCCCCCGCCTGGAGCCGCCGGCAACGCCGGGCAGGCCATCGCCGGCATTGAGTCTGGCGGCAAATATGATGCCGTCGGCCCTGCGGCAAACCAGAAGGGCAACCGCGCTTACGGCAAGTATCAGGTGCTGGACAGCAACATCCCGGCTTGGACGCAGGAGGTGCTGGGCCGCCCGATGTCGCCGCAGGAATTCCTTGCCAGCCCGCAGGCGCAGGACGCCGTCTTCAATGCCAAGTTCGGCCAGTACGTCCAGAAGTACGGCAGCCCCGAGGCCGCCTCTCGCGCATGGTTCGCGGGCGAAGGCGGGATGAACAATCCCGGCGCGGCCGACGTGAACGGCATGACCGTCCAGGGCTACGGCAACAAGTTCGCGCAGGCTTACGGGCCGGGCGCTGGTGGCCAGACGCCGCCGCGCGCGCAGCCAGTCAACGTCCGGGCGACGCCTCCCGGCCAGCCGCAGCCGCTCACGATCAACATGGGCGGCCCCGGTGGTATGCCGCAGGGCTCGGCAGAGAACGTCGGCATGCCCCCGCAGCCGTCGCCGCAGGGCGTGCAAGGGCCGGTTATGACGGCACAGGCCACGCCGCAGGCTCCGGCTATTCCAGACGTGCCGCGTCCGCGTCCATCGCCGCAGCAGCTTCAGCAATACCAACAGCGTTTGGCAACAGGCGAGTTCGGCAACGATCAGGGCGCCGTCAACCGCGCGCGGGCCGCTTTGGAAGCCGAGCTTGATCGCGATTGGGGTGTCCAGCGCGATCGCGCCAAGATGCAGTTTCAACAGCAAACGACGGACTTTGCCGACCAGCGCCGCACGCAGCGCGAGATTGAGAAGGACGACCGGAACCGCAGCCAGCCGAGCCGGCAAGAGATTGAGAAGTTGCACACGGCCCGCTCGGAAGCGGCGACCATCGTGTCCGCTTTGGAGGACTTCCGGCGCGAGTTTGAGAACACCGGCACGTGGGGTGCGCTCAAGTCGGTGGCGGGCGCCACAACGCCCGTTAACACGGCCTACAACAGCGCCGCGTTGCTGGCGAAGGGTGAGCAACTGTTCAACCTTGGCGTTCTAAACGGGCCTGATCTCGACATCATCCGCCGCACGCTGCCCGACCCCTCGACCATGAAGGGCGCAGCCACGTCCAATCAGGACATGAGCGCCGCTGTCGGCAAGGTCATCGACCTCCTGCAGACGCGCTTGGCCTCTCGCGAGAAGCAGCTTGGCCTGCCGGTGACCGACGTGCGGGGCGTCGCCAATGAGTTGCGCGCCACAATGCCCGGCGGCCCGACGCAGCAGCCCACGGGCGGCCCGATTGCGCCCGGCGCCATCGAGGACGGATACCGCTTCAAGGGCGGTAATCCGGCCGACCAGAACAATTGGGAGCGCGTCCGGTGAGCGGCCCTTGGGAACGCTACGCCGCGCCCGAGGCCGGGCCGTGGAGCAAGTACGCCACACCGGAGGAAGCGCCGACTTCCGCGCCTCGTCTTGTGGGCCAGGTCGCGCAAAACACGAACGACGCCATTGCCTCGACGGTGGGCGCTCCGGTCGATCTCGTGGCGGCTGGCCTGCGTCAGGTCGGCGTGCCCGTCGACAAGCCTTTCGGCGGATCTGAAAGTATTAAGAGCGGGATCGACTACGTTGCCACCCTGCCGGGCCGCGTCTCTGACGCAGTGTCGCAGCGCAGCATGGGGCCGCTGACGGAGGATCGCACCTCGCGCTTCGAGCCGCAGAACCGCGCCGAGAAGATCGCTGCAGGCATCGGACAGGGCGTCGGGACAGTTGCCTCAACCCTTCTGCCGGCTGGTGCCGTCGCCAATGCCGCGCGCCCTGGAACGATGACGCAGGGCATTGCCCAGGCGCTGGCCTCGCAGCCCGTGACGCAGCTTGCCTCTGGCGTTGCCGGCGGCGCCACAACGGGCGCGACGGACAGCCCCGCTCTCGGCTTGGTTGCGAGCCTTGCCGTGCCGGTCGGTGCCTCGATTGGGCGCGGCGTGATCTCACCGACCACCAACACCCTGAGCGAAGCCGAAAAGCGCATTGTCGAGACCGCGCGCCGCGAAGGCGTGCCGCTTACCCCCTCGCAGGAGACCGGCAGTAAGACGCTGCGGACCCTGGAGGAAACCATGGCGAAGCTGCCCCTGTCGGGCGGCCCCATGAACAAGACCTACGACAAGCAGCGCTCGGCCCTCAACGAAGCCATCATGACGCGCACCGGCACGGCGGCAAAGGACGCCTCGCCGGAGACCCTGACGGGCGTTGCCAAGACGCTGGGCAGCCAGTTTGACGACCTCGCGGCACGAACCACGCTCAAGCCTGACCAGCAGTTTTCCGACGACGTGCTGAAGGTTGCGACCAACTACGGTCGCCGGCTCGAAACCGACGTTGCCCCGGTCTTCAAGTCCTACATGGATGACCTGCAGCCGGTCATCGACGCAGTTGCCAACGGCCAGAACCCGCAGATTGCCGGCGAAACCTACAAGCAGATTCGCAGCGACATTGCACGCCGCGCGCGCAGCACCAACAACGGCGAACTGAAGCAGGCCCTGTCTGCGCTGGGAAGGGCGCTTGACGACGCCGTAGAGCGTAGCGCCTCGCCGGATCTCCTGAAGGAATGGCAGACCCTCCGCAAGCAATACGCGGCGTACAAGACCGTCGATAAGGCGATGGCCTCGGGACGGCAGGCCGACCGCGTGACGGGCGACGTGCCGCTGGGGGCGTTCTCCAGTGCGGTGCGGGCAGGCGACCGGGAAGGCTTCGCGCGGGCTCGCGGCCAGTACGGCGAACTGTCCAAGTTGGCCGACTTCCTCGCGCCCAAGATTCCCGACAGCGGCACGGCAACGCGCGGCGTGACGGCCAATCTCCTGAGCGGCGGCGCTCTGGCAGCAGGTGCGGGCGGCCTTGGCGCGTCGATGGGAACGGCAGCGGCCACGGCTGCGGCTCCCTGGCTGGCGTCACTGGCCTACAACACGCCTGCCGCTCGCGCCTATCTGACCAACCAGTTGGCCGGGAACACGAATTTCAGCGGTCTATACGGCGCGGAGGCTCTGCGTCAGGCAATCGCGGCGAGCCGGGGAGAGGGGGAGCCGACAGCACTCGCCCGCGCTTTGATGCAGGCCAACGAGCGCCGGGCTGGAGCCGCACGATGAGCACCGTGCAGACATACGCGGCCCCGACGCCGGACAGGATCACGCCGAGAAACCACGCCTGCGGCGTCAGCAGCGGGTCCTGGCCGATGGTCCGGTCGAATACCCACGCGGCCAGCACGGAAATAACGAATTGGAAGGCTTGCACAGGCCATCCTACCGCAACCGAGGGAGGACGTCATGGCCCGTGACGGCGCCGGCAATTACAGCAACCCATACCCCAACTTCGTGGCCGGAACGACCATCGAGAGCGCTCAGGTTGACGCGAACAATTCCGACATCGCGACGGCCCTGACGGGGTCCATTGCCAAGGACGGCCAGACGGTCCCGACGGCCAACCTCCCCATGGGTGGCTTCAAGCATACGGGTGTCGCGGTGGCTTCCGCGCGCACGGACTATGCCCGAGCGGACCAGGTCATTGGCTCCGTGCTGGATTATGCCGCCGACACCGGCACGGCTACGGCCTACGCCATCGCGCCGACGCCGGGGATTTCGGCCTACGTCGTGGGCCAGCGGTTTGCCTTCAAGGCGACCAATGCCAACTCGGGCGCAAACCCGACGCTCGCGGTCAACAGCCTGACGGCCGGGATCATCTATTGGCCCAATGGCGACGCCCTGGTGGCGGGTGACATTCCGGCTGACGCGCAAATCGTCGTTCAGGTCGCCACGGTCACGACGGGCACGCCGACGTTCCACCTTGAAACGCCCACCGTAATAGGCATGCGGACGAGCCTGCTTACGACCAAGGGCGATGCCATCATCACCAACGGCGCAAGCATAAGCGCCATCACGCAGGCAAATCCTGGCGTCATTACCACAACTGTTGACCATGGTCTGACCTCTGGCGATGCGGGCAAGCTGGAAAACATTTCCGGCATGACGCAACTCAACGGCCGCCGGTTTGTCGCCACCGTCCTGTCCTCAACCACGTTTTCCATCGGCATCGATACAACCGCCTTCACCGCCTACACGTCGGGCGGCAATGCGTTGATCGTTCGCCGCAAGGCAATCGGCTCCAACGGGTCCGTCGTCATGGCCCGCTCGGCTGCGCCCGTAGGTGTGGCCGACGTGACGCCCTTCAGCGGGCACATCAACGGCCTGACCTACGCCAACAACGGCAGCGACGCGACCAACGACATCGACATCGCGGCCGGCGGCTGCATGGACGCGACAAACGCCTACTGGATACAACTTTCCGCGCTGACGAAGCGGCTGGATGCGAGCTGGGCTGTCGGCACCAACCAGGGCGGCCTTGATACCGGGTCGATTGCCAACACCGATTACTACATCTGGGCGATTGCCCGCAGCGATACAGGCGTCACGGATGTCCTGTTTTCGACCTCGTCCACTGCGCCGACGATGCCGACCAACTACGACTTCAAGCGGCTCATTGGCTGGTTCAAGCGCGCATCGGCGGCAGTCGTTGCCTTTAAGACCTACGAGACGGCCGGCGGCGGGCTTGAGTTCCTGTGGAGCGTGCCCCGCAGCGACGTAAACCTGACAAACACGCTTACGACATCGCGCCGCACTGATGCGCTGTCCGTGCCGCTCAACTTCTCGGTGGTCGCTAACATCATGGCATCGGCCTACGACGCGGGCTCGCAGGGCTTCGTTCTGATTTATTGCCCGGACATGGCCGACACCACGCCGACCAGCCCCCTCGCAAGTACGGGCATCAGCAATATCGGATGGACCCCGGCCTCTGCGGTCGGTCAGGGCGAAATGAAAATCAGAACGGATGCGACCGGCAATATTGCCGCGCGCAGCACCGTTGCCACCACCGACAACTACAACGTGGTCACGGTCGGCTTTCAATGGAGCCGCAGGTAATGGACGGCGCCAACTCCCCCGGACAGGCCCGGTCCTACTGGCTCACGCCCTATGCTTTCGAGCCTTCGGGCGGCGGGCTTGGCATTTCGCTGTCTTGCGGCGCTGCCACCGGCACCAGCAGTCGCACGGCGCTTGTCGGAGAGGGCAACAGCTTTGTCATCAGCAACACCGGCAGCGTGTGGGGCCATGTCGCCTTCGGCAGCAGCACCGTCGTCGCCACGACGGCCTATCTCGGCATTCCGCCCGGAACGACGGTCACGATCTCGCTTAACGCCCGCAACACCGAATGGACTCACGCGGCGGGCATCACGGCAACAGGCACTACGACCCTGCAAATTTCCCGAGGTTTCGGGATCTAGGAGGCAGCATGTACCAGGATATGCGAAAGACCGCTTGGTATTACGAAACCGTCGCAGCCAGCCAGACTGACCAGGCGATGGGCGGCACGGGCGCGACGGGGGATTACCTGGCCGGCGTGCTGATCGTCCCGGCAACGACCTCGCCTGGCGCGGTCCAGATTCAGGACGGCAGCGGCACCGAGATTACCATATTCACGGGCGGGGCGAGCAGCGTCACGACGCTCACGCCGTTCATGGTTCCTGTAGGGGCCTGCTCCCGTTCCGGTGCTTGGTCGATCACGACCGGGGCCAACGTCTCCGCTATCGGCGTCGGAATGTTCACCTGATGATCCGCGCGCGAACCCATATCCCAGACGCGTCCAGCGAACCGATCATCGCGGAAGTCGATGTGTTCGCGACGGAAGCTTTGTCGCTGCCCAATCCGACGCTGGAAAGCGGCTCCTTCATCGTGGACGGCATCACCGTTACCACCGGGATGTGGGTGTTGGTCAGTTTCCAAACCGACACCATCACGAACGGCATTTACGAATACACTTCCAGCGGCAACGTGCTGGCGCGCGTTGACGACATGGCGTCCGGGCAGCAGATCGACACGCCTTACTATGTCACCATTGCAGAGGGCGATGAGAACGAAGGGCTGATCTACGAACTCAACGCGTCGTTTATTGTGGGCACGACGGCCAACACCTGGACGGTGCAGGACGAAGAACCGGCAGGCTCCCTCTGGCCGAATCAATGGATGGCGGGGCCATATCGCCCGATCCAGCAGGCAACCGAGCCTGTTATGCGCCCGATGGTCCCGGCCGACGCGCCCGTCTACAATCCGCACCTTGGCCTGACGGCGCTATTCCGCCAGAGCCCGTACCTCAACCTGACGCGCACGCCGAAGATCAGCCAATTCAAGCGGCACGACGATCCGTGGGACGACCGCACTGTTCTCAACTGGCTTATCAACAACCACGCTGAAGTGATCCTTGACCAGCAGGTGCAGTTGTCGCTGGCGATCAGCGCAACCCTGTCAAACAAGCATATCATCTTTCACGGCGACGGCTGGGACGGCCCGGCGAAGGTCATCACCACCCGCGCCAACGTCAAGCCGTTCGATATCAGCGGATCGACCAACCTGCGCTTTTCCGGGCAGGCGGTATTCGAGACCGGCATTCCGCGTGACACGACAAACATTTATGCCGTGTCGGCTACATCGACCTTCACCAACTTCTCGGCTGAAAGCATTTGGAGCCGGGGGTTTACCCACGCCTTCCGCGTTTCATCGTCTCATGCGGGTTTCCGCATTGGCGAATTGAACGTCTACGATTACCCGACCGAATTGCCGCTGCTGGTTACAAGCGCGACCGGCTCGCAGTATTCCCATATCGGGCGCTGCCTCAATATCCCGCAGTTTACGACGGTCGCTACGGACGCCGCCGCAACCATCACCGCGTTTTCCTCGTCCGACGTGACCGAGCATACCGGCACTCTGACGGCAGATCGCACGCTCACCCTGTCCACCGACAACGTCGTCAAGGACAAGACCATGCGCATCAAGCGCACGGGAAGCGGCGCGTTCAATCTCAGCGTTGGCGGCCTGATCAATCTGGCGACCAACGACGAGGCGCTGATCGGCTGGGATGGCGTCGCGGGCGCATGGAAGCTTTTGGAAGCGGGCCGCGTCTATTCGATCCTGACCACGGCCAACACCTGGACGGCCGCGCAGACCTACACAATCACGGACAACTCAAATCCGGCGGTAAAGATCACGCAGCTTGGCAGCG